TGCAGAACATAGAGATGTTATTCTATTGACACCCAACTCACATTGGGGCCTAAGTTCAATTCTCCTAAATTGGTTATTCCCAAACGAATCCATGCCTACTTTGAAACGGTATGATTTACTACGTGGAACACACCTGAGAATGAAAACTGTCACCCCAAAAGGCTCCTATGTGTCAACATCAGCTCCAAATCAACCCCATTGCGCACACATACTAGTGCAAGAAGATTGCGATGTATTAAACCTGGCCAACAGTACCAAGGTCGGTTTAAACCGCGCTTCCATACAATCAAGACTCCGTGACTCCTACCCAGATGAACAAGCTACAACTTCAACTCAGGCCTCACAAATTTTGTATGACTATTATGTACGAAACAATGACAACCTCACAACAATGGAACTACTAAACAATAGACTAACACGACTAACATCTGCCTTTTCTTTTATTCCTCAACCAATGACAACCACTACTTATGATCAAAATCCAAAGGAATACTTTCGCTATCAATATGGAAAGATAGAGGAAGACGCCAAACCCAGCCTTTATGCATATATGAAACCCCTCTATGCAGGTGCGTATGCACCAGACAAAACTAAAGGAAATGAGGAACAGGCCGTTAAGAAACGAATCACTGATATTGCCAAGAAGAATACAGCTGATCCATTTGTCCTACGTATTATCGAGGAGTTCATTGAACTATTAGTCCCGACACCCGGACTATTAAAGCCCCACGATATTGAAGAAGTCGAGAGAAGACAACCCAAACCCCAACAACAAGTTCACCTTAGGAACGCAGAAAACGCCGCATTCTACAAACCATATATCTCAACATTCCTAAAAGCCGAAGCTTATCCAAAACCATCAGATCCTAGACTCGTATCAACTTTACCAGCTAAATTAAAAGTTGAATACTCTAGATACACATATGCTATATCTGATTGGTTAAAAGGAGTTAAGTGCTACGCTTTTGGCCGACACCCAAATGAAATTGACGAACACATTGCAAGAACATGCATTAAATTCGGATCAATTTCTCCCACTGATTTTTCAAGATATGATGGAACTATTTCTCCTGCTGCAAGAACCTTTGAAACAATGTTAATACACAGATTGTTTCCAGCTTCATGCCATAAAGAAATAGAGAAATTGCACAACAACCAATTCAATTTATTGGCTTACTGCCCCTACGGCACAACATATCACCAAGGAACTGCTAGAGCAAGCGGCAGCCCTGAAACATCCATATTCAACTCATTGTGGAACATGTTCTCAGCTTATCTCGGACACAGGAAAACACGAGATGGCACAGGATTTAGATCTAGTGCCAAAGCTTGGGAATACACAAATGATGGATTATATGGAGGTGATGATGGACTCACGCCTATGCTTGACAAGGAAGCATATGAAGGCGCATGCCACATGATAGGTCTTAACGTAAAATTAACCACTTTCACGAAACCCGAAATGGGAGTTAATTTTCTAGGAAGGATCTACGGTCCCGACATATGGCATGGAGACACATCAAATTGTGCTGACTTTAAGAAACAACTATTCAAATTACATGTAACACATATTCGCCCTGGTCTATCAGACGATCAAATCCTATTAGACAAAACCATAGGATTGACATTGAGCGATGCAAATACTCCAGTTCTTGGCCCATTCGCAAGAAAAGCGCAAGAGTTGAAAGGGAATTTGCAAGCAGCCCCGGACGGCAGCAGCTCCTATAGATATATCACAGCCAATGCTGAGGACCCCACCACTCACTTCAACAACCCTCAAGCTTTTTGGTACAGAGAATATGTGACCCAAGTTATGCCCAACTTCAACTATGATCAATTCGAAAATTGGCTGGCACAAGCAGATTGCTTACATTATCTACTTAATGCCCCAAAATTCTACACGGATTTAGATCCAGTAGAAATGCCAAAGGAAACCATCAAGATCAATAACGATTACCATGTAACAACATTAACCACGACTTACAAGAAGGAGAAACAACAACGGGAAGTCAAGGTCCGAGGTGCCAAGAGACGCATCAAAGACCGGCACGTTGCTAAGCCCGCAGCCCTACCTGCGGCCCCCGCGGTGGCGGGGAAAACCCAATAACCACCGGGAAACTGTGGGCTAGGTAGTTAGCCCGGATATTTATCAAGAATAAATACCAAATCACTATCACCAATTATGGCAAACAAAATCAAAACAACAGTCAACAAAATCAAGAACCTACAGCAGAAAGCAAAAGCTGTAGAAGCGAAGGTCAAACAAATAAACAATGTCATCCACAACCCACTCAAATCAGCAGGGGGTTATGTTGGAGGAAAACTTGGATCCAAGAGTATAGGATCTAAGATAGGAGGATTTTTAGGAAAAATCTCAGGAACTGGCGACTACAGAGTCAGCCAGAACTCACTTTCCAAATCTTCCCTTGTTGCAGAAGGATCTGTCCCTCAATTCAATGTCCAACGACGCGGAACACGAATTGCTCACAGAGAATACCTAGGAGACGTAGTCGCCTCAGGTGTCGCAGGACAGTTCAAGATCAACAAGTATTCCGTCAACCCTGGATTATTTGCAACCTTCCCTTGGTTATGCCCCATCGCATCACAATATGATCAATACAAACTCAATGGAATGGTCGTGTGCTTCAACTCATTATCCTCAACTTTCTCAGGAACATCATCTCTCGGATCTGTTATAATCGCAACAGATTACGATATCGCAGATGCTGGATACACATCTAAACAACAAATGGCAAACTCAGAATTTGCTGTTTCTGGAAATGCAGCTCAATCGCTCATCCATCCAATAGAATGTGCTCCAAAAGAAAGACCACAAAGCATTTACTACACACGTACCACTGGCGTTCCCGCAGGCAGTGACCCAAGATTCTATGACTTCTGCAACTTCTATGTAGCCACATCAGGCTGCACAGCATCACAAGTTGTAGGAGAACTCTGGATCTCATACGATATTACCTTTTACAAACCTCAAATTGAAGGAGGCTTATTAGGCAGAACACTCTTATCGTATAGAGCCAGATCCACAACAGGAATCACATTGGCAACACCCTTCGGAAACTTGGTCACCCAACCCCAAACGAACTTCATTCCAACTATAGATCTAGACGACATAACTTTTCCCCCTGAACTCTCTGGCGCAACGTTTCTTATCAGTTATCACATACTCGCTACAACAGCAACAATGGCTGGCGCACCTGTCACTTACACATCAGGTTGCAAAGCTGGACCACCACTAGATACCGTCGACTCTTACGTCGCATCTTCATCTGGTGTAACCAATGTAGCAAACTTCACTATCACATTAACTGGAGGAACAACAACCGTACAGACAGTAACAGTTCCATTACTCACAGCCTTAACAGCTGGAGCAGCCGTCGATCTATACATCGTCCAAATCAACCCATTCAACTAACCATAATAACCACTAACAACACAGAAAATG